TCTGTTTTTTCGTGATAGTGAAAGAAGAATCGTCTTTTTTATCATAATTTCTTGCATAAAAATCATTTAACAAAATTCTTCTTGCGTCTTTGTAGAAAGGAATCAATCCTAAATTACCAGCCGCTTCCAAAACCATACGTGTCTCAAGCTCTTCTAAAGCTCTCTCCTTGGTTTCTTTTTTAGACCCCTCCTTAGTAGCTCTTCCGTATAAAGTTACAGCTCTAGCTGCACTTGATATCGCTGGAGATAGTGGGCCAGCTACCGCCTTAGCAATTACCTCAAATGGATTCTTAGTTAGCAAATCATTTTCAGAAACTTTGGAGTAAACCAATGAGTTCTTATAAGGATCGTAGTCATCATCTCTCAATCCAAAGTCTTCACCAAGATCCTCGTTTAGTTGCTCTACTGCAAAAGCAATTGGCATATATCCTAAGTTTCCAAGGGTTCTTCTACTAAGTACACCAACACCAGTACCAACAATGCTTCGTTTCATTTTGGTGATTAGGTCTTCGTCATCCTCCTCTTCTTCTTCAAGGTCAAGACCTTGTGCAATCATGGAGTCAAACAGCGAGCTTAGCAATGAATAGGCTACTAGGTACATACTCATTCTAGTTACAGATGCAGCAATAATTGCACTGGCGGCTTTCTTATCGATCTCACCACTCTTAAATAAAGCAATCACAGCTGATCTTAGAGTTCCATACTCAGTTAAGTAGAACCTAGACATGAACGAGTTGATAGCTCTGTACGCTGACATAGCTGCGTTATCCGTCTTTCTTGGAGCGTTCTTCAATATTGTGTTAAAGGAGTTACCAGACGCGGCCATTCTCACAATATTTGAGTCAGCGGTCTGTCTTGCCTTTTGAATTGCAGACTCAAACTCTGGAGATAGATACTCAGAGGTTCCGTCAGCAATTTTATTAAGGTCATTGTTTGTAAGTCTGATACCAGTCTCTTTCTCGAAGTTGTTGATGAAGTCTGCAACGTAGAAAGCTCTAGAGACCACTTTATCTGGAGTTGAGATCAATAGGTCTGATATTACGTCTGCAACTCTATAAGCCTTACCTATGGTCATTCTTGTTATAAATGACGCGTAGTCCATCACCTTTGAAGACGCTGCTGATTTACTAGTTCTTCCGTATCCTGCCGCAAATCCACCCTCAGCGTACTTACCAGTTAGAGTTTGATTTCCTGCTAGTCTTGTTGATTCTGCACTTTTAATCTTTTCTAAGAAAGGAAGTAAGTTTGTTGAAAACGCAAACTTAGTATACTTAAGCGCGTCATTTGTGGTCTTAGGATCAGACAATATAGCGAACGACATGTTTGAAGAAAGTTCAGCAAACGCTCTTGGAATAGATGCTAGTGTTGTTTGATAGCCAAGTTTCTGTATTGCTTTCAAGAAAGATTCAATAGCGCTGTCCGAACCGAAGTGGTTCTGGAATGTTACTTCCAAAGATTCTTGTACAGACTCTACTAAAGCTTGAGCTACATCTCTCTGCTCTTGCGTTGAGTTGGGATCATCAAAGACACTATCCTTAAGCTTGTTTAATGTTCCAGTTACCTCACGGATAGCTGGAGTCATGTAGAAGTCTGTAAGGGTTTCTCTAGCTCCTCTCATTGATGCTGACACTGGGTCAAACATAATTGCCTTAGCCCCAGGAGTTCTCTCGTTTAGAGTACCTGCCTTTGTTGATGGCTTACCACTCGCTCCTCTATCGAACAATCTGTTCAAAATTGCCTCAACCTCTTGTCTTAAATTTTTACTAAGTACAGCGTGGTGAACGTAGTTATTGATGATATTTACTCTGTTACCTCTAATTACAGCACTTGTAAATAAAGCCTCAGATGCTTGAGCTGCGTTAATCTCATCGATTAAGGCCATTGCCTTTTTGTCATTTTCTGTCAAAGAGTTCTCTATTCCTGCTATTCCATTAGCTGTAAGCTGGCTTCTAACCTCCTGAAGTATTCTTGCGTCATTGTTTGTCAGTGAAGACTCTTTTCTAGTAATTGCTCGAAGTGTAGCGTCAATAAACTCTATTGCTGGAGCTACAGATGGGCTACCAGGGTTTGATTCAAACTCTCTTTGTAATTGTAGCACCATTATTTTATACTTGGCTTCAACTACAGCATTATCTGTTCTTCCAGCAGATTGTAGCAACTTCTCGGCCGCTGCTGCTTTTGCGGCTAAGTCAGCAAGTCTAGCATCTAATTGACCCTTAGCAGATCCAAGGATGCCAAATGTAAGTTTGTGGATGGTCTTGTCATTGAAGTTTCCAATAACATCATCTATAAACTCAAGTGGTGTGGATCTAATAGCCTCAAGAACACCACCTCTTTTAGTGATAGCTCCTTTAATTTTGGATATAGTTCTAGTTACACCATTAAGTATTTTGGCTCCAGTAAGATTATTAACTACACCTTGTAATTGATTCTTATTTCTGTTTTGATTTACAGCTGTAGAAAGAACCATCGCTTCGTGAGTTACGATTCCAGCCTTGATGTTTTCTCTAATTCCAAGTAATAGTTTTAGCTTAGAGAAGTCAGTGATCCCGTCTTTATCTACTGACAGCAAATCATTCATGTCATTCTCTGTGATAGAAGCAATACTTCTAGCTACGGCAGCATCATTTGGATCAACAATGTTAGATGTATCTAACTTGTCTGATTTAATTTGATCTATCAATGACTGAGCTGCTTCTACACTTTCCTCTGGAGTCATTGTTATCTTCTCCTGCTCTGCTGAATTAACTACAGATTCAGATTCATTCATTACCGCGTTGATAATTACATTCATCTTGGCAGTAAGATCTCCAGCGTCTTGAATTGAAAGAACTCTTGCTCTCTCACCTATTACCTCCATAATTTCTAGGTAATCATCAATCATTGGAGTAGGAATAAAGTGAGGGTCTATTGAGGCCAAAACCTTGGCCGCTGTAAACAAATCAGGGTTCTGACCAATCTTGCTCTTTATGTTTCTCTTAGCGTTTTTAATAAGAGACTTTGCTCGGCTAACTTTCATTGCCAAGTTTGCATTGTCAAATATGTCTGCAACGTAGCTGATTGTCTTATTTACAGACTCAGGACTAGTCAGATTGGTCTTAGATATTCTACCTATAATTACACCTGCTCTGAATGTGCTGATCTTGCCAGCCTTAACTAGAGCTCTGACAGATGCCACTAGATTTCTTAGTGATGTCTTGTAGTCTGTCACAGCATCCTTCGCTGCTTTTGCCTCTAGTCTAATTTGATCTTTAAGTGATGCGTACTCGTCTACGGTCACCTTAACCCTCATACCAGACAATCTCTTGACTCCAGACAATACCTTAGCCTTATCTCTGTCACCTAGCTTATTGTACGCTTCGGTGCTCTTAAGATACTTAGTAGCCTCTCTAGCAACATCAACTGGCTTATTGCCAAGTGCCTTCTGCTCAGAGATGATGTTGTTGATCTGCTCGTTTACTCTGGCAGGAAGTTGCTTTTGTTGAGAAACTTCAACTAATGGAATATTTAATTGTAATCCAGATGTACTTACTCCAGTTGAAGGATAAACGCTTGTTCTTTCGGATTCTTTAATGCCACCAGTTTCTCCCTCTTTATTGAAAACATCGTACCAATTAACCCTGTCTTTTAATATGTGAATCTTAACTGGATTTTTCGCTTTAACTGCAACAGGATATGATTCATGTTTATCTGTGTTAATAGCTTCTACTTCACCATCAACTTCAATTATAGCATACACTTCTCCTCCTAGGGATCTATCATTAAATCCTTCTTTTAACATTGGCTCAGTAAACATTTCAGAAAGAGCCTGCTCCATATTTGCTGCTGAAATCTTTATTTTACCAGTTTTAGTTATCCCTTTAAAGTATTTATTTTGAATACCTTGCGAAAACAACTTACCGAAAGATGCAATTGAAACTTCGTTTTTATTTATTTGATTCGCCATCAGCTTTATAAGCTGTTTAGAAAACAATTTTCTGTCATCAAAGTTGCTATTATCTGGGCCTAACCTTTCGGCTATTTTTGACTTTATTGACTCAATGCTGTCATTTTTAGATAGATTAATCTTTAAGCCGACTTCCTTATAAGAAACTTTACCAGTTTTCTTATTAGTTATTTTTTTAGTAGTCTTATGTTTTGCTGCGTCAACAAGTGAGGATTTAAGTTGAGCTTCTGATATTTTAAAGTTCTTGTCTACTGTTTTAGAAGAAAAGAAATCAACCAAAGCGTTAGACATTGTAGTGCTAGAAAGTAATTTATGATATGGCGCAGATGTTAAAGCCATATATATCTTTCCTCCATTGCTCTTTGAAATCTTATTTAAGGAATTAACAAATTGTGAAATTGTATTTTTAGTACCCGCCCAAAATAAAAGATCTTCATGGAATTTAGCAGGGAAGAATATGCCACCCTTACCTTCCACAATGGTTTCTCCATTCTTCTGGATCTCTCCAGAGAATGCTGCATCTGGTTGATGCAATAACATTGTCTTGCCATTGAAATCATTTATAGATACATTATCATTAATGAATCCATCCTTCTTTAATTGCTCAAATTTCTTAGAGTTCTTGTCGTAGATAAATGTCAACTTAGACACTGAGTCTGAGAAATCATTTTGAAGTGAAGACTCTATGCCCTTTGCTTTCTTTGCTTTAGTCTTACCAATCACTGGCCTAACATCTTCTCCCTTCGCCAACAAGTCAGATACATTGATCATAAACTCTAGGATGTTCTCTGGCTTTGCATCCTTCAAGAACAGATCCTTACCAATGACTGACTTAGCAAACTTGTTGATGATGTCCTTGATCTTGTTAAGGATGCTCTTCTCTTGAGCAGTCAAGTTCTTAGGATCAAAACCTTTTGTGGTCAACAGACCACCGAGCTCTGCCAAGTACTCTTCGTAGGCCGTATCGCCCTCGTAGGCCGCTGCAAATCTATCTAAGTACTCAGAAACATCTGTGTATCCAGAGTTCTTTAGCTCCCTTGCAATTGCATTCTGGAAGCTTTTAAACTTCTTGGCATCACGACCAAATGCTTCCCTTAAAATAAGGTGCCATACCTCGTGAGCAGCTGTGTTTGAACTAGCTTTCTCCTTGTTGATAATAACAGCAACTGGCTTACCATTGTAGAACACCGCTTGCCCTCTGGCTGTTTTCATTTGCTCAGCCACAGATTCAGCCGCCTCCTTGCCTCCAATAGGAGTAAGTTGATCTACTATTTGTTTCTTGGCGTCACTGATGTTGTCTGCAACAATTATCTTAACACCAGGAAATGATGTCTGTAGAGTCTTAGCTGAGTTCTTTATTGCTTCTTCTACGTTCTCTGGTAGAGCCTCTTTCTTTTGTTTAGCAGTCTCTACTTTAGCTGGCTTCTCAGATCTTCTTTTCTCCTCCTTAGAATCAAGGGCTGCGTTGTACTCATCCTTTAGCTCTTGAGATAGGTCAGAGTTGTTAATAAGATCAGTAATCTCCTGCTGAGTGTACTTTTCAGTCTCTGTGTATAGTCTGTAAAGGTCGTCGTATCTCTTCTCAGAGTTTCTTGCCTCATTGATCTTTTCGTAAACCTTCTGTAGCTTGTCAGCCTTTCTAGCTGGAACAACAGACTTAAATCCTTTCTCTTTGTTTGACTTGAATTCTTCAGAGAATTTCTTCTCCACGACATTGCCAGTAGATTCTTCTACGTCAACTGGAGCTAATTCTTTAGTCGTCTGCGCTCTTGTTCCTCCAGCCCAGTCAGCAACGACCATATCAAAACCTCTCTCTCCAGCAATCTTAGTTACGTATGCAATCTGTGAGTTAGGGTCAAAAGCCTTACCTGGGTTCTCTTCCTCGTGTCTTTTCTTCGCCTCCTCAATTAGGTTTAATGGATCTGTATTGAAGTCATAAACCTTTTCTTTAGGAACCTTTACAGCATACTTAGCACCCTCTGCACTTTGTCTTTCTCCTTGTTCAGGACCAGTATAGTACATGGCCATCCCACCTACTTTACCTAGAGCAGAAGCCTCTTCTCTTGACGTTACAGGCGCTTTACCTGTTCCTCTCTTAACTGTGTCGTACCCCTTTTTGCCAACGTGGAAGAACACGAAGTTTCCTTCGTTATCTTCAGTCATATTTGCGTAGTTTGACGATGTTTCAGGGGTCACTATCACCTCTGTTTGAACTGGTCTAGATAACCTGTCCTGAATTCCTAAAAACTCTTTAGGAGTCAAAACTTTAGGATTTTTACCGTCTGCTCCAGTCTTAACATTCTCAAATGTATCTAGGTCAAATATTGACTCCTGGCCAAGCTCTCTAGCAATTGCAAGTGCTTCTTCTCTTCTAGATCTGTCAGCAACAATGTTTATGTCTATCGAAGCCTCGTTACGCCCAGGGAACTTATATATACCAACCTTGACCATGTCAGACCCAATTGCCTCTGAGTTCTCTTGAACAAACTGATTGATTCTCTCAGCTGTAAGTTCTGATAGGGGTAGGTTTCTTGATGCCAATGGAATAACTAAACCACCTTTCTCGTACTTGGTACCGTCAAGGTTCATAGTTGCTCCATCCTCATTTTCAATTGGAAGTTTTTTTACTCTTTCAACCTCATCAGTAGTGTACTTGTCAGCGACATTAATTGTCACTGGCTGTATCTCTCCAGTAAGTTCTGCTCTCTTAGCATCAATCACTTTTTGAACTTCTGGGTCAGTAGTCTCAAGTTCATTAAGAGCCTCTTCATTCTTAGCCTCACCTACAGCAGCGACGAATCTTGCTCGGTCCATTTTAGAACCATCAATCTTGTAAGATATACCCTCTTCTTCTACTTGTAAGGTGTACTTACCAGTGATAGCATCAATTTCTTCATCAATGGCTCTAACTCTGTTCTGAGCAGACTTTGTGTCGTTGCCTTTTAAGTTTGCTCTTTCTTTTTCAAGTTTAACTAACTTAGCTTTTTCTGTCTCATCTGTTACAGCAGGATCAATTTGACCTGCAAGCAACGCCTCTTTCTTCTTATCCTCAGCAATCTTTAAAGCATCATTGTCATCTATAATTTCGATGTTTGTTTTTGCCACTTGATCGGGAGTAGCAGTAGACAAGAATTTGTTTAGTCTATTCTTTGATACTTCTTCTCCATTGATTCTATATCTGCCAACCTTTTCTCCTCCAATCAAATTTTCAACCGCTACGTTGAATACGCCTCCACCAAAACCACCAAGCATTTCAAGAGCAATTTCTTCACCTGAAATCTCTTGCCCAGCAGCAACTTGAGCAGCGCCCTCACCAACACCTTCACCCACACTTTCTACTCCCAAGCCAGCAGCGGTTCCCAACGCCTTGCCAGCGGTTCCTTTTACAGCTGCCTTTGTCGCACCCATAGCTCTACCAGCTATTCCAGATGTAACCGCGTCTACTAAACCAATAGTGGCACCCCTAGCTAAAGATCTATTCGTAGCTTCATTAACTACGTTTTCATCTTCTAATAATTTTTTTAAATTTTCAGCATTGAACTCTAGTCCTCTTTTGTCGGCCTCTTCTTTTAAGAACTGCCCATAAGATAGAGCAACCTCTGTGGTTGCTGACATACCAGCCATAAGACCTCTTAAACCACCTGCTACTGCGCCTGCTGTCGCGGTAACTGGAGCAAATGGCCCTCCTAGAGCTCCTAAAGCTGCACCTGTACCACCAAGAGCTAAAGCTCCCGCACCTGCTCCCGCTAGTCCGTATTCACTGATACCTTCATCTGTAAATGGGACCATCATTGAAAAAGAATCAACAACAAGCTGTGGTATAATCCCTGGATTTTTAACAGCTTGTATTAAAGAATTTACAAATCCACCACCAGCTTCCTCAACATCCTTCTGATACTGACGCATCTCGTCAGTAATAGGAGTGTTTGCAAGCTTTCCATAAGACTTAACGAATTCCTCTAACGAAGCGTCATCTAACTCTGACGCTTTCTTTCCAAAAATATTCATCGTTGGATCAACATTTTCAACCTTAGAAGATCCAGCTTCATAAGATCTGTAAATGTCTCCAAAGAAGTCTGTTACAGCGTTTTTACCAAAGCTTCTTTCTATTAGAGTATCCTTCTCACCGCTTGGCAAAGCCGATGTACCATCGACCGTAGATAAACCTGTATCGTCTTTTTTTTTACCAACTAGAACAGAGAAGTCTTCGACTCCCTTTCCGTATCCTTTTGATTGAACGTAAGAATACATGTCATTCAGAACAGCATCATTTGTTTGAATTAGAGAAACAAACTCTTCTCTACTTTTCTTGTAACCGTTAGATACCGCTCTATTATATAGATCGCTTATTACCTGTTCGTTCATATTTTATAAATCTGAATAATTTACTGATCCACCCTGAGCAGGTGCGGCTTGTTGTTGGTTACCTTGAATTCTAGATTGATTGATCAAATCAATTAATAACATCTGATCACCGTCATCATCAAAATTAACTGTTCCTACCTTAACTCCATTCTTGAATAAATCCACTTGATCTTGAGTTGATAACCATGATGAAGGAGTTGGTTTTACAGATAGCGTTGGGTCTATGGCCATTAAAGCTTTATTAACGTCATTGACATTATCTTCATCTGGAGATATGTTCATAATTATATCAGATGCAGTAGCTGGAGCACCCTCATACATAATCATTGTTTCAGATAGAGGTAATATCTGCGCTGTAGGAGCGTATCCAATAGGCGTGGTGGCCATCTGAAGACCTGGAGTAATACCTCCAAGCTTTAAAACTTTCTCTACATTAGATATTGCTTTAGGCATTAAGAAGCCCACTAGCCCCCTTGCAACAAGTTCAGCATTCATACCCTCCTGATTTTGATCAAAAGACTGAGCAGGACTTCCGTCATTAAAGTTAATAGTTATTACTCCATTAGCTCTATCAATTGATCTAATATTTGGATTTTGACTTGCGAAAAACTGTGCTGAAATTTTAGATCTTGTAGGGTCTCCAGAAACTAAGTCTTTAAGATTACTTCCAAGTTGAGCCTCTGTAGCTGCTCCAGATCCACTTCCTCCGCTTCCTCCAGTAGGAGCAAAAACAGGCATAGCAACATCTTTCTTAGAAACCATTGCATCAAACATTGAAGTAATCTTTTCTCTTACCTCCTTAGTTTGTTGTTCTGTTGGAATAAAGTTACCATTAACATCTTGAGCTATATCTTCTCTACCAAGAAAATCTCCTAATATGTCAACCACATTATTTGGGTCTCCCATTATAGAATCTATGTAAAGATCACGAGCCTCTTTGTACTTTGGATTATTCATCGGAGACTCTGTTGTAAGAACCCCGTTCTTTCTTAGAACTTCAACAACAGAACCTATTGAATTCACGCCCTTCTCTAAGTTAGCATTTAAATCAAAAGAGGTTATCTCTTGCCCTAGCCCCTGAGCAAGCACACTAGTGTTCATCATTTTTTTAGGATCAGCAACTGGGTTTCCATTCTCATCGATACTAGTTATATACATAGAGCCATCTGGCGCAACGTACAATGTCTTGTCTTTAAGGTTACCGTATTTGAATAGATTCTCTTTTAATTTCTCTTCTCTAAATCCCATCTCTCCTTTAGCGAGTCTTTCCATACTTTTCTTGTATGAAGAATCAAACTCCTTGGAAGCCTTATCTAAGTTACTTACTCCAGCACTCATGTTCTCCATAACCATTCTGTACTGAGCTGGAGTTATGATGCCTCTCTTTAGTAAATTGTTATTTGTTAGTGCAAGGTTTTTCATCTCGTTAGTACCATTGAGCACTAAGTTTCTAACATATTCTTGCTCTGGAGCAGTAACCTCAGAAGCTGATCTAATAAGATCAGTGTTTAGCTTATCAAGCTCAGTTCTCTTGGCCTCTCTATCTTTAGATATTCTAGTGATCTCGTCAGTTAATCCTTTACCTATCTTCCCCCAGTCTACCTGAGACTCGGTTCCTCTTCTTACGTAATTATAGTATGTTGACATTATCTTCCAGTAATTATAGGTAAAGGCATTTGACCCAATGCTCCTTTCTTAATTCCTGCTAAAGCTGTTTGTTGAGCTTGAGCAAGAGCGGCAGGAGTTTGCAAGAATGGAGAATATGAATTAGGATCTTGTTGACCCAAAAACTTCATTTGCCCTCTTGATAAATTAGAAAATCTATCTGCTAATCCAGTTTTTTGATTTCCAGTCAAACCACCCCCGAATTTGTCAGCAATTTTAGCACCTTTAGTTTGCTTATATAAAGCTGATCCTTCTTGTAAACCAGTAGCCGCTGATGTTAAAGCTCCAAATCCAGCTTCGATACTTTGGGCTCTTAAAGCTTGAGCGTCAGCAGCAGCTTGTTGAGCACCAGCAGACTCAGATAAGTCAAGCTCTGCTTGAATATCTCTAAGTCTAGACTCCTCTGAAACAATAGCTTTATCTCTCTCGTATAAATCCTGCTGCATCCCCATTCTTAGTTGTTCTGAGCCAGCTTGAGCTTGTTGCTGTAAACCAGCCACTCCCCCAATTATAGCTCTCTGACCAGACTCTCTCATTGCTTCTAATGACTGCCCTGCTATCTGCTTATTCAAATTAGAGGCCATCTCATAGCCTTCTAAAGGTACTCTAAGTTGTTCAGCAAAGTTAGTGCTAAACTTCTTCCTAGCGTCCTCCATATATTTGGCTGCCGCTTCCTCAGCTTGTTTCATTTGCCTTTGTTGTTTTGCCGCCTGTGAAAATGAAGATGCTGCTGAGGCTACACCTATTCCTGCTGATATTATTGCTGTTGCTGCTGCCATATTATTTTTATCATTTCTTGTGAGTTACTTGTTCCCTTAGAAAATCCACACTCCAAGTAATAGTTTATTAGAGATTCGTTCTTAAGAGTTGAGTAAATGTATTTTTTACCACTTATTTTAGCTAATTCCTCTAGAGTTAGTATTAGCAATTTTATAGCTTGCTTTCTATTCTCCTTGTGTTTGTACTCTATGTTTGACACAATGAACTCCATCCAAGCCACACTAGAGTTAGTTACATATAGAAAACCTGCTGCAACTGGATAGTCTTCATCACAAACCATTAAACCACCCTCTCCATTGTCTGGTAGAAATTCTGCTGGTGGAGGTGTCCATCTCCAGTCTTTCCACCACTTTACTAGAATTTCATCGTAATCCTGACTATTTAATTTTCTGACGTGTAGCATAATGCAAATTTAAGGAAAGGATTTGAATACATCGGAACGTATTGCAAATAACTCTACCGCAAAGTTATCATCGTTGCTAACAGTGTAATCTAAGTAATCTCCTCTAAGTCCGTGTGACTCAGCAATTTGATTCTTGACATATATTAAATACCTCCCTGAAGTTGGTACTATTTTACCTGCCCCAGAGCAATTTATTGTTACAGTGTCGCTTGTCCTTGAAGTTACAGGTCCGCAAAAAGCAATCTGATTTAATCCACTATTAAATTCATAAACTAAATCATCAATGCTAATCATTGAGTCTACATCAAATGGGAATGTTACAACCACAGCAGATGTCGTAGTTGAATTAACTGATGTTGAAGACCCTATACCTTGAGAAGATCTCAAGCTCAAATTTGGAGCCGCACTATCCACTCCTCTAATGAATGAGAAGAAAGTGGCTTCCTTCTCTTGGAAGTATGATTTTTCAATAAAGCCTGACTCTAAATCTGTAGTTAGTGTTGCACTCCATGCAGCGTTTGACTCTAGCGCTATAGTTTTAAATACCTTCTTTTCTATGGGAGACTGATTTATAATTCCCCTTACAGTAGACGGTGTGAAAGTCCCATAGAAAGTATTTCTACTTTCGTTTACGTTGTGTCTGTATAGGTTTCCCCCTTTAAATGTATAGAAGAACTGGTTCATTCCTATCATGAAGTCAGGATAGTATGAGTAAAATGAAGGCCATCCTTCAACACCAGGGCTATATGATAATGTGTAGTTTGCCATATTATTTTATACTGGACATTCAAACGCCCCTATTATTATATTTGGATTATCACAGCTTAATATGCAGGCACTACAAATAACAGCCCCAGCAGGGAAGTTGACTCCTTGAGTACAAGCATCAAAGTTTGACAGGTCACTTCCTGCCAATATATTCACGTTAAATGTCTCAGTAAATTGAGTACCACCGCAAGTTCCTCCTGCATCTACATAGTATACCTCTACAACAAACTGAGTATTAACATCGGCAGGAGCATCTAACCCAACCGCTGCCCCCATGTAATCATCAATCGCACCGCCGCTGCATGGCTCCATATATCCAAACACTGATGCAACATTTATAGTTGGAGCACCGCAAGCTGCCTCACACTCTCCTAGTGTAGCATAAGTTCCTGTACCATCTCCTGGATCAACACAGTTTCCATCAATACAGTCATAAGACTCAGTAACACCGCAAGCTGCCTCACACTCTCCTAGTGTAGCATAAGTTCCTGTACCATCTCCTGGATCAACACAGTTTCCATCAATACAGTTGTATGATTCAACAGGAGGCTCAACGCAATCTCCAAATACAATAATTACTCCATTGGCATCAACTTGATACCAATCATCAGTACCAGCAGCTGTAGTCTTATAGAATCCAGCTCCTAGCTTAAACTCCCCGTTGGCATCGCTGAACACCAAGTCATAAAGACCAAGCGTTCCTGCCGCACCATTTACGTGTGCAACGTAGTATGTTTGGTCTATAGTATCTGAGCAAGCAGTAGCACTATCTACATTCACCGTGCTGGATGCAAATGAAGTTAATGGAGTAGGACAAGCCACTCCAATAGAGAAAACTGTGCCCAAGCATGGTCCAATAAAAGTCATGTCTACAACAGATGGCGAAGCAGCTGTCTTTGGTATAACCATCTTACAATTCCCTGGACCTGTAGCGGTTAGCTGCATCTGTCCAGATACAACTGAAACGCTAGTCGTAGTTCCTAAATCAGTAAATGTGCTTCCATTATATTGAAACTCATCAAGAGTATATGGGGAGTTAGCAACAATTCCACAGTCATTACCAGTAGCACCCACATAAGTAGGCAAGCCAGCAGCCCCCTGAAGCCATCCATAAGATGGGGACGAAACCCCATTGTAAACAACGCTATTAAATAGTGCTGATATTCCATCAGGAACACTTGCTGGATTAAACGTAACAACTACAGCACCAATGTCAGTACCCAAGTCTATGTTTAAATAGTATATACCCTGCTGACCACTTGCACTTATTGCACCTCCACATGGTGTAGCACAAGCTGGGCAAATTTCTGACGGAAGCAACTCCCCTCCAGACATTTGTCTGTAGACTCCATCTTTCTGATAGAATCCATCAGCGGCCTTTACGGTCAGGTTTGAGTCTGTCCATATACTAGTTGCCGTTGATAAATTGTCCGTGTCTATGTAGTATGTTGCCATGTTTTATAAATGTTCTTACTCGCAATCACAGCAAGCATCAAGTGCAGAGGCATTGCTATAACATAAATCTTCGCTGTAAATATTTCTGTAATCGTGAATAATGTACAAGTAATCAGACCCCGTGTTGTATGTCAAGCTTGCAGAGTAAACTCCAGTAGATGGGTTTAGTACTGGGCTCGCTACAACCGAAGCGTTTAGTAAAGATAACACGTTCGCTTGTGTATACAAAGTGTTTGTAATCAAGTATCTTAACTTATGCGTAGCTGTGTCAAACTCCATTGTTCCAGAAGATCCTTTTCTTGAAGTTATTGTAACAGTATCTCCATCAGATGGTATAGCACCAAACCCTTCAGGTCCTACTATTGATTCATAGTTTGAAACTATTGGAGTTGCTGTACCACCTAACATGCTAATCAAGTTTCCATAGACAGAAGATCCTACTGAATATTCATCTGTGATAACTTTACCCACATAAGACTTATCGTTAACAGTTACTAAAATAACAGTTAATTCATCTACAGCAGGGCATCCAACATTAATTCTGTACGAAGCTGGAGAAGCACTTTGAACAACGCTAAGAACTCCACTATTTTTAGATGTTTTACTAAAGGTAAATACATCATTTGAGCTGATGTTGCCGCTGCTATAAGTTACACCATCATAAACAAAGGATGCGTTTATTGTTCCTCCTACAGGTAGACTGTCTATTTCTACAGATATAGAAACAAGTCCTTGATAATCTCCAAGGTCAACGACAGTACTTGGTAAACCACCAATTCCATCTCTAATTTGAATCTCTGTACCGCAACTAATATTTGTAGGGTCAAAAACAACATCTTGACTATTAGAGCTAAGTACGTACTCACCCATGTATGGATCAAATCCACCAAGCTTTTGTGTTTTACCATCACTTATAAACAAGTCTCTAAACCAAGATCTCATTCCCTCATTAGAAACTATAGATAGTTGCTCGTTAGGGCCAGCTCCTGATAACTTTATTACCGCCCCTCTTTTTTGATCAGTAAAGTACTTATCAAATCCCCACTCAACATAGCTCTCTGGATTATAACTAATTCCGTATTCCTCTATTCTAGCGATTTGGTTTCCAAGAACCTCTGGTATAGCGGCAATAGCCCCACCACCAGCACTAGCATCAGACAATACGTTTTTACCAGCTAGAACATAAGAAATCTTATCCTCTTGCAGAACCAAAATATCTGTCTGTCTTCCTGATAGTTTTTGAATTGGACCAAATCTTCGCTCTAAATCTCTAAAGTTTGCAAGACCTAGATTAAACTCGTTTAGCTTATTTAGATTTGTTTCTGGATTGAATACGCCACTATAGGTTATTGACGCATATCTGTCAGCTAACTTAAAGTCTTCTACTGAAACAGAAGAAAATCTTTCCCCTAGTCTAAAGTAAGGGGCTGCAAGAGAGTCTTCAATCTTATAGCTTTCCACTCCATTTCCAAATGTAAAGCAGTCATGAAAATTTAAGACTATGCTAGTTTCAGAGTGAGCTCCGCCAACTATGTCAAAAGTCTGACTTCCCTCATAGTAAATATCAGAAGCAGCTTCTGTTGGCTCTGTCTCAAATACAATAAATCCATTCTGTCTAATAACTGTAATAGATCCAGTAATTGAAGACTCTGGATTACTATAACCTGGTGTTCCTGTTCTTATACCGAAGTACAACTTACCAGACGCGGCAGGACTTTCGTAAAACTGATACTTATTTATACCTCCAGTAGAGGTAGGGAATGTAGTCCCAAGTGCTGGATTAAATACGTTTTGATTTTCAGTTTCATCACCGCTAACCGTACTATCTCCTGTAGTGAAGTCTATATTTTGAGCTAACACAAAGTCACGCAGATTAGCGTAGTTTGATGAAGCCACATACTCTTTATTGTAACTATATCTTCTCTGACCTTTGCTTTCAGATCTGTAAGGTCTGTTTAAAACAAACTCAAACCTAATGATGCTTCCGTCAGTTATCTCCCAAGGAGTAAAAGTACCAGCAGGTTCTTCTGTAAATACTGGGATAGATAGTTGTGGATAATCTTTACCGCTAACAGAGATTGTCTTTCCTCCCAATACCGAATTGGTCTCTGTGTCTACAGAAAAACCAGTTGGTTTAACCTTCATATAAAGACCAGAAGGCTCTTCTTCGCCTCCCGAAATAAAGTCTAATGGTTGTGCTGATATATCTAAAATATCACACTTAACCAAGTTTGTTAAAGGACCAGTACTGTCTCTTTTTACAATAAGAGTGTCGCCTACCTTTGCTTTATTTTGATTGCTTCCTTCTAGATTTAAAAATACTGTATTATCTCCAGGGTTAAAGAAGTAAAGTGTACTGTATATGGTTTCGTAATCTAAACCAGATGGTAGTAACGCAAATTTGTATTTTTTAGCCCAAAATGGAGGGGGAGATAATATGTCTACCTTTATCGAGTTTTTATTTACTGAGTTAGCAGCAGGAACATGTATAGAGTTATTTTGAGAAGTCAATACAGTCGTAGCTCTATTAAAATCATCCATGTATATCAAACCCAAAGAAAAATCTCTATTGCTATGCAGACTACTTGCGTCAGCTTGAGTCATGTACTCAGCAGAAACTGAATTTATAGAAAAATACTCATAGTCAAAAATACCAGGGTTTGCATCATCTTCGTAAACCATCACAATCATTTGCAATGAAAAAGAAGAAGATCCAGGTGTTGCTGTTATTTTAATTCCTTCCCCAACAGTATCTATTCCGTAGCCATAGCTACTAAAACCAGGAGGTGGTGTAGCTTGACAAGATATTTTATCTGTTAAAGAAGTGCCCTCATCGTCAGTTCCACAATCATCAACATCTCCATGAAATGTTTGAGCGCCTATCTCATCTATAAACTCTTGACTAGTAACTAAATCATAAACAGACGAATAGTCTCTTTGTAGTTGAAAATAAAAGGACTCTATTATGTTATTTGAAAATGTTGGGTCTGAAATCAATGTACCACTTAAGGAAAAATCTATTCCTATAGCTCCTCCTTCTTTTAAATCTACACCAGTTAAATCTATGGTGGTTAGCGTGTCACTATAAGTGTAAGGGCCAAGCGGTACTATATTATACTGAGAAGATGTTTTAGTTGAAGGAACTTCTAGATATCCTAACTCCTCAGAAACTAAAGATGCATTAAACTTTACGTCAATTTTCTTACCATCTGAATCTACAATATCATAACCATCTTTATAGTTGCCATAAAATATTCTATTAGACATTAAGGTTTGAGCCTTAGCAACAATAGGGACGTTGTCAAACGTCCTTAATATTTCAGACTGCGGTAATGTAGATAGGATTTTCTTAGAGCTAAACTCAACTGTGTAATCAGAGTTGTCCGTAATTCCTAATAGCTTCTTATCGTATTTTTCAATAACATTTATAACAGAAGAAACTGAGTTCTTGAATATTAAGTCAATTGCTACTACGTTAGGACCTCCAGTTTTAAATGTAACATTAACAGCGTTGAATTTATTTTTCATTCCACTGTTCTCGTAAGTGCTGAAGTCAAAATTAAAAAAGCCAGGTTCAAATGCTACCTCGCTAAATTGAGAAATTGCACTATACTCACCGTCTAAATATTTGTATCTATAGGCAAACGATAAAAACTTATCTTCTATATAATTCTCATCACCCGATATGCTTATTAGTTTGATAGATGGTGACTCAAATGGTGGAGCAAGAATAACTGAAATGTCTGACTCAGTTAATGTAGGTTCACTAGGGTATGATCTCTTTACATTTATCTTGCGCGGAGGATTGTATCCGTCAGTAAAAAACAAAAGATCTTCAACTAAATCAGCTCCATTTATTAAGTGGTCTCTGCTGAAGTTAAGTACAGATGTGCTTATAACGTGATAAATAGTTAATCCTGTCTCCACATTCATAGAAACAATCATATCTACTCCATCATCTTCAGAGTGAATAAACCAGTAAATAGTATCGTTAACACCATCCTCCAAAGCACCAATGCATACTGCTGTACTAGCTATTGGACTTCCGTTATATAATATATTAGAAATTTTTACATTTCCCTTTGTATTTTCTAAAGCACCGACATCTGTAAGCTCTGTAGAGCCAACACGAACATTCATAGCGTCAATATATTCGCCATCAGGTATAAGCCTTTCGTCAAGGCTTTTATTCATCCTGCCCCTTACAAAGGTTTTTACTAAATCCATACTTATTTAATCATCTTGTTCTGACCTCTCATGTTCATAAGAAGTCTACCTGGGTGAATATTGCTAATTCTTATTCTTGCATTTCTCAACAATGCACTCATCTCTTTTCTAGATCTTGCAACAATGTACTCTTGTACATTTAGTTTGTTGCTAAGAATTGAATACTTTATGAATGAGTAAATGTAGTTCTCAAACATTTTATTGACACTAATTGCCGAATCATTTCTAGATGCCACTGGCATACCTGGTAGGTTTGCTGTAGAGGTGTATTCCATTCCATCTGAAATATACTCAAGTATACATGACTGGTAAGCCATTTCATTACTAAAGTTAATCACTCCAGACTTCTTGTCAATTTTAAATGTTGGATTCTGATTTGCAGTTTCAGTATTTAAACCATATCTGCTTCCTACATTGTAATCAAAGTACCAGTTTCCTCCGTATTCCCACCCAAACATATTGTGATATGGACTAGAAGGATTTAAATAAATGCTTTTCTGAATGTTATTCAGTCTGTCAAAATCAAGTTCAGAGTTCTCCGCGTCAATAACAACCCCGTTCTCATCAACCACAACCTTAAAGTTATTGTCTTGAACATACTCTTTTGCAAAGTTTATCTGAATATTTTCAGTCAACGGTAGTATTAAACCATCTTTGTAAAGCGATATTCTAACCCAGTTTACGTAGTCTGATGGCAATACAAACTTAAGGTTAGGGCCAACTGTCTGCTGAAGGATTTTGATTTCCTTCATTGCATCGTAGTTAAGCTCCTGAATTCCTCTCTTAGCATAGAACAAAACCTTATACCTATTTAGGTTGTTCATCAACTCATGGTCTCCCTGATACATCAACATAAAGTTATTGACAATATCCTCTAGAGATATGTACTGATAAGATCCCCAGTTAGCATCTTCAGGAACATTTCCATTGTTGCTATAGTACTGAAGGTCAGATAGATATTTATTATATAGGCTCATTAGTTCTCGATAGCTATTTCTGTTTGTTCTTGTTGAGCTCCAAAGTTAAGAGCTTCAATCTCTCTGATAGACATTCCTGCAAATTGCAAAATCTTTGCAACAAGTGTTGGCTCGTCTGTTAAAGGAAGTTCAAAGTCTTGATAGTCACCAGCACCTTGATTGAACAAAGGCTCTCCTGATACGAGAGTGTATGTCCACTTAGGGTCTAGTGGATACCTAACGTAGTAACAAGTAACACCAGTTGATATCGTGTCTGGATATACCTGAATGTCTGTACCCTTTTGAACGTACATTGGAAACAACTCGATAGGTTGAGTTAAGTTTGACATAAGCAGCTGTTGCAACCTTGCTACAGGAACCTTCTCAACCTCAACCATCTTTCCTGCCCCATTTGTGTAAACAACTCTAACAAGGGTATAAAAATCATTTGGCAAAGCAAAAACACCAGCACTCTCAGTAAGGGTAACTACCTCTGAAAATGAGTCAATAACTTCCTCATACTGCTTCTTGATATCCGCATATCCAATTCCAGATTGCCTAGCGTTCTCCTTTTGGATTTGATAGTTGTATCTGTAAAAGTAATTCTCAAAGATGTCAAGCTGCGCCTGCTTGGCAAATAGATTGAAGTCATTCGGGCTGATATACCCGTAATTATTCTTATTCAGAACCGATAGAACCGTATTTCTTACTGAGTTTATCATTCTATTCTTTTTGTACAAAGATAGTAAAAAAAAGAGAGGTTTTACCCTCTCTAATTTATTCTACATGTCTCTCTAGTAACTTCAAAGTCTCAATACCTTCGTCAGACTGTAAGTACTTAGAAACAGTTGAAATCCTGTGTTCCCCAAATGGGATCGTCATGAATTTACTCTTATTGTCAGGGAAGTTAAAATAGATATCTCTATTCTTGTTTCTCATCTTAAGAATCTGCTGCTCGAATGCTCTAGCAACAATGTCTTGAACTCTTAATAATGGATCGTTCAATATTTCCATAAATCGATGTGGCTGCTTCTTGGCGAATACAATAACATCTCTCTTTAGTTCAGATGAGGTCTTCTTGTCAGCTTGAATTCCTAAACCAATTCTAGCGACTGTCTCCATCATCGTAATCTCCATTGACTTAGCTGCAATCAATGCATCTACCTCAATATCAAGGTGTTCTAAGTCTCTCTGAGCGTCTCTCTCGGAATCTAGTTCTTCAAATATTTTTCCATTACCAGGGTGGTAATACAAAAACTGCTGAAGTACAGGGTTACTTTCTGCAACGTGCAACATTCCATCCTCGAATACAATTGGCTCAAGAACTACATTGCCATCTTGTTCATCAATAAAAGGACTTGGTTGGTTAGGGGAGTATCTTAGCTGTCTATTTGTTTTGCCATCAAAGTATAGTAGTGGCTTTCTAGTTGTTCCTTTTGAAGGAATCATCAAGCTAAGGGGTGCGTCAGCTCTCTTGAGAACATAAGTTCTCGATTTTAATTTTTCCATTTGATTTGAATTTAAATAGAGGGAGCCACAATGACTCCCTCAGTTGATTATTACTTCTTTCCTTTGTACTTATTAACTATTTGTCTAGCCGCAGATTTACCAATACCAGCTCCACCACCAGCTCTAGATAAGTTTCCTTTGCTAGTAACTTTTCCAGTTGAATCCCTCATTATAAAGTTATAGGTCTGTTCGTCTGGCTTGTTCATGTTTGTGGTGTCGATTGACATTCTATATCCTTTGTTGCCAACGCCAACCTCCATTAATGGTGCTCTTTTACTTACAGGCTTCTTTGCAGTAGCAGGAGCAGCAGCTTTTTTAGGAGTAGCAGCAGGAGCAGCAGCTTTTTTAGGAGTAGTCTTCTTTACAGTAGCAGGCTTTTTTGCATTCATTGCAGCAGCAACTTGTTTTCCAAAATACTGCATCCCAGCTGAATCAGTTCTACTACCTGCCGCAGGCTTACTTTGTTTAGGACCTGGGCCCGTTACTTTCTTTGCCATTGTTTTGTTTGTTTATTTTTTACGAATTCGTTGAATTTTACGTTGAGCAGAAGTTTTCATGGTTCCGTTCTTTTTCTTACCAGTAGCTAAGATAGCGCTAATCTTCTGTTCTTTCTCTGAGTAGGTTCTCTTTGGAGCCACATTAATAGCTTTTGGAGCAGCCTTAGAAAGACCAGCAACACCAATTGGCCCTTTAGTTGGAGCAAGTCTTGGCTTTGACACATTACTTACTACAGGGGCATTAGCAGCCTGAAAAGCAGCTCTCTTCTGAGCAATTGAAGGACTCTTTGGAGCAGCCGCTGGCTTTTTCGGAGAATTAGCTTTAAAAGATTCACCTTTAACTGTATTCATGTAACTCTCGTAACCACTAGGTTTAGAAGTAGGTTTAATTGGAGCTGTAGGGGTGGGTTTCGCAGGAGATACGATTCCTTTACGAGCTTCAATAGCACTCTTCTTTCTAGAATCATAAGCTGATTGAATATCTGCTCTTCTTTTTCTTTGAGCGGCAATGGCCTTAGAAACTGAGTCTGAAACACCAACTGAGCTAACACTACTTTTAACAGGGGTAGGCTTCAATCTAGCTTCAGTAGCACTCTTCTTCTTAGAATCGTAAGAAGATTGAATGTCCGCTCTTCTTTTTCTTTGAGCTGCAATGGCCTTTTGTACATTATCCATGTCTCTGTCTTTTATAAGTAAAGGAGAGGCCAAATGGCCCCTCCTGTTTTATTATCACTTCTCGAACAAGAAGAAGTTGTTAGCACCCATTGTGCACAACGCTCTTTCAGACAAGAAGTGTACCTCCATTGCATCCAAGCTAGAAGTCTGAGCACCACCAGCAGAACCAGTGATCCAAGTCTTGTACTTACGATCTTCAGTCTCAGAAGCTCTGTAACGAACGTGCAAGAATGGACGCTTAGCGTTCTTACCAAGTACGTTATCGTACACGGTAGTAGTTCCAGCTGGAACAAGAACACCACTGATAGCACCACCGATTAGACCACCACGCATGGTTGGATCGTTCAAGTACTTCCAGTCAGACTTGTAGAAGTCATAACCACGACGGAAGCCAGTGAAGCCAAGAGTCAAGGCCATCTTCTCATCGTTGTCAAATAGACCGTAAGAAGTACCGCCAGATCCGTAGCTGTTCTGTGCTGCCAACATATCGTCGATATCAAATCCGAACTGACGATCCAAGAAGATTACGTTCTCCTCGATAGCTCCCTGCTTGTCAAGACGAGAAACGATGCTGTCGAAATCATCCAAAGTAGATGGGTTTCCGCCAGACCATACGTTACCTCTCTTAGAGATAGCATCGAACAAACCTTCAGAACCTTTGTAACCAAGATTTTTAGCTCCTCCTGCATCAACATTCAAAGCTGGAATAGCTTCGATCATTGCAGTCTCAAGGTAATCTTCGAAACGAAGACGAGTCTCGTGCTGAGACTTTAGGTACCACAAGAAACCTGGTCCGTTATCTCCTTCTACTTCTACCCATCCAATTTGAGCCATGTCAGATCCACTAACAGCGTAGTGATCTTTGATGATGATTGGAGAGTTCTCGAAGATCAAACCGTCAGACTCAAGAGAGTTCTCCATTCCTAGAGTTCCTTTCTTAAATTCAGAACCATAAACGAAAACAGATACTGTAGTCAAAGCTGCAAAAGTCTGTCCTCCAACTTCGTAGTAAGATACGTCAAATGTTCTTGCTGCATAATCAACAGCAGTAACGATACCTTTGTTGATACCAGTTGCTGATACTCCTTCTTCAGAGATAAGGACAGTTTGTCCTACTCGGATTGCGATTCCACCGTTTACAAATCCACCACTCAACTGAGCAGCTGGAACTGTGAATGTTGCGTTGGAATCACCTGCTGCTCCATCCTGAGTTACGTTTACGTACTTAGTGTGAAGACGACCTTGCTCAGTCCACTTGATCAAGTCAGAAGTGGAAGGCAATTCTGCGCTCACCAATCGTAAGAAAGATGCTACGCTTCGATCACCATAACGCTCAAATTCTTTCTCGTAAGTATCAGGAAGATACTGGTTCAAGAAGTTGAAGTCAGTGATGTAGTTAGTTGCGAGGGCTACTCGCTCTGCACTTGGTTGTAAGTTAAAACCAGGTACAGATTGTACTGATCCTGCCATTGTTTTGTTGTTTTATTTTTTAAATCTTATTCTGAGTCCGCGACCATCGCTTTCCCCAACGCTAGTAACCTTAAACCCACCTTTGTTAATTACTTCAGGAGACCTTCTTACTTCGAAGTTTATGTTCTTGCTTGACTTAGCTTCTTTTTCGATAGCGTCAGCAATTCCCTGATCGTAGAAAAACTTGGCGAACTTTTCTGGGTTCATAGCAACAGCTAATGACTTATGGTATCCTTTCGCATCCTCAATCAAACCATCATTGTTTACAAATTTTGCAATGAAGTTGTTGATGTTGGACTGAACCTTCTTCAGTTCATTGTAGTCTCCTGGTGAAAACTTCAGTTCTTTATCTCCAACTTTGAAATCAAAACCTTTGAATTCACTGTTGAAGACTTCATCTGTCTTCTTCAAAAACCACTCTGCCTGACGTTGTTCTAGCTCCTGGCTACTCTGTGCATTTGCTGAGTATTCCTTGTAAGCTTTCAGTGCCTCTTGTTCTTCAGCAGAGAGGCTACCATAGCTTGACTCAAGCGGTGCCTTGTATTTCTGCTTCTGTTCCTCAAGGAACTTCTTAGCTTTTGCAAGTTCTTTTTTCTTTTCAATCTGTTTTTTCTTGATATCCTTCTCGTCATCTAGGTCCTCATCATAGCTGAACTTGTCAGCAATCAAGTACTCGATTTCTTCAGCATCAAGATCACTCTCCTTTTGAGAGTAATATTCTTTCAGTAATTGATCTGGGTTCAATGAATCCAAATCGCTGTTAATCTTCACAAAGTCATTAAGCCCTCTACCTGTTTCTTTCTTAAAGTTTAAGAATGCTGAAACATCTTCAGGCAACTCTTCTTTCTGTGGGGCAAACAGATCCTCTACACTAGATAATTTTCTGCCATACTTCTTGTCAAGAAAGTCAAGGACTTTATCCTCGCTTAAATCCTCTACTTGAGGAGTCTCTTCCACCTCTGTGGTTTCGACTTGTTCGGAAGCAACCACCTGCTCCTCATGCTTTCTTAGTAATTCTGCCTCAATCTCTTGAGTTGACTTCTGCTCTACGTCATCTAGAGCTCTTACTTTGATTTCCATTAGATTACAAATTTAGTTAATATTAATTTTATTTTGGCTCGAACGAAGCTAGGTCAAAACCATCGAGTGTATCTTCGTTTGACTCGAACTTCATTGGAGGTAAGTTATTCTTTCTTTGTGTAATTAACTTAGACTGCTGAGTGTTCTGCTTGCTTATTCTTTCGTCCTTTCTGTCCTCCTTCATCTGCTCACGATCTTTAAGCATCTGCGTCTGCATTCCGTTTAGTTGCAAGTTATACTGAAACTCACGCTCCATCAACTGCATCTTAAGCATAGCCTCACCCTTAAGCTTCTCAAGATCCATAGCGGCTTCAGCCTGCTTGAGTTGAATTTTACTTTCAGTCTCAAGTTGAATCTTTTGTATACTAATCTGAGCGGCTGCCTCCTGAGACTGCATATTAATCTGAGCCTGCATCTGCTGCTTGACCATGTCATTTTTCTGATCTAGCTCCATCTTCTTAGTTCTCTTAACCTTTAGAAGTTGATTAGCCATTTTAATGTTCTTAATCTCTCTGATGTCAATTGCATCTTCAAGATTAATATCATTTCTAGATAGGGCAATCTGAATGTTTTGTTCCAATCTTTCTTTCTGCTCTTCATCTGGAGATACCTCGATAAAGATTCCAAAGTCATGCAAGTACAAGTCTTTAATTTCTCTAAGTATACCTACATTGTACTTACCTATTTGCATAGTAAACTCATCTGCAAACTCAGCGTACTCAAGAATATCTGAAACACGTACACTTAAAGCCTCAGCAAAGGTCTTAGTCATAAACAAACTAGCATCAAGAATGTGTCTTGTCGCTGTGTTAGAATTAAGAGCTGCGAGCTTCTGTACACCAACTAGTGCACGTGGGTCTGGATCACTGCCGTCACGAGCCTCATTTAGCCCCGTCACGCCACGAATCATCTCAAGGTAATGGTTGTAGTTGTTTGTTAATGCAGCCATCTTAGACTGGCCCGTAGTGCCTGTGAGAGGCTGCACTGGAACTCGTGCATTGTTAAAGTCTCCATCTCCAGTGTAACTTCTACCAACAACACTACCAGTTTGGAAGTATAGTCTTAGAGCGTCCTCTGGATTGTATGCATTTCCGTTACCAAGGTCAACCTCGTTTAGTCCATCAGCGTCAATAAATACACCATCTGGTACCATTCTAGAAATTACCTGTTGTAACTTTAGGTGAGTGATTTGAATAAGGTCTGCAAATGGAATCATTCGTCTAGTCAAAGACTCAATTGTTCCCTTGTACATTCTAGGTGCAACAGCAACATAGTTTGGCATAGCCATTTGCGAGGCAGACTTAGGGCGAACCATGTTCTCCATCAACTGCCACTTAAGTACAATTTGAGTACCAGCAACCATCACACCTTCATACCAAACATCAATAGTCTTCTCGATTTTCTCAAATCGACCTTCCTCCATCATCTCGACAGGAGGGTTAAAAGTATCGTCCTTCTCAATTACTCTAGCGCCATTCCCTTCTAGAATCTTTTTCTTATAAACGTAAGTCTTGGTGGTCTTGTAGTTAAAGTAAAGCAAAGTACACGTGTCTCTTGAAAAAACGTCGTCAGAGTAGAACCTAGAAACAGAGTAGTACTCACCCCAAGACTGGCTAGTCTTTGAGATAGTCTCAAGCTCTTCCTTGCTAATGTTTGGCTTAATCTTTACAAGCTCCGTCATCGGAACAGTTTTGACTTCACCCCAGTAGAAACAATCTCTAAAGTAAGGGTCTTCTGTGTAACTGTAAACCACATTAGCAGGATCTACATAATTAAGTTTAACTCCTTCTCCAGGAAGAAACTCGTGCTTACCAATAGCAATACCAAGAACAGTTAAATCGTAATCAAATCTTCTCTTAAGATCGTCATAATGATTGTCCAACATGATTGTGTTGATTGCCTCTTCTTCAGCAATCTCAATCGCAGGCTTGTAGTTAAGCTGCATGAACAACGATAGCTCTTCATCATCGTTAGGTAAGTCCTCTGGGCTAACCATAAATGGATCAATGCCAAACTTATCCTGCACCTCCATCAACACCTCTTTCGCTGCCATCTCCCCCTCAATCATATCTTGATACTGATTTCTCTTCTCAGCAGACAGTGCGTCTTGTGCGTAGGCTTTAACTGTAAAAAGTCTGTCAGACATACCGTTCACGACGATATCGACAAACTTAGGTATAATAGGAACTGGAGTCCAGTCGATGTTCAAGTAAGAAAGGTCTCCGTCAATAGCTAACTCGTTCTTATATTTTTGAATCGGCTGCTCACCACGAGCGTACAACCTTAGACGGTTAAAGTCTTTCCATTGATTGTAATACCTCGCAGATCCGCTGTCTCTCCTAAACCATTCGTACTGAATGGCCTGGCCTACCCGTAACCCAAACTCTAAACTTGCCTTCTCTGCGTCGGTAGCAAGCTGACTAGGAAACTGAATAGGTGATATGTCAATATTCGACTCTTTCCGCATTAGCTAATTATTTGACTGGTTGTCCCATTGTTCTTGTATCTTGCAAATTTAATGCTTATTTTTGACTCTTTTCTCTCAGGCTGATACATGTGCTTTTGATTAGCCATAATAGCTAAACCAGAGCTAATAGAGGCATCGTACTTAGTTCTGTTGCTGATATCAAATTTAGCCCAATCATTTAATGTTCTATTGAAGTACATAGAACCCATCTCTGAAGGATCTCTATACGTAGACTCAAAGTCAAACCCAACGTACTTCTCAATGTATGTCTCAATCGCTGAAGCGTGAGCCTGTCTAACATCCTCACTTGAGTTAGGAATTCCTCCAAGTTCTCTCTCAGTTGTAGAAAGCTTTGATAAAGGTTTATCAGGTCTATTCAAACAAAAGTGTCTGTAACCTCTATTCTTGAAGTGGTAGAGTAGCCTTGGCTTGTTGTTTTCTGCTAGTACTGGCATGCTGTAAAAGAAACATGCCATAAGAACCTCTTCGAAGAATATCTCTGCTGTCTGAGGTCTAGCAACGTACTCAAGAAAGAACTCGTTACTTGGAGCGTCTTCCATATTAAATTTAGTGAGTCCGTGCAAAGCTCCGTTAGAGCCGAACCCATCTACGGTTCCTGAGATGTCGTAGGAGTCACAACCAAACGCACCAATGTGCTCGTTCATCGGATAGAATAAGTCACCTTTTCTTTCAACCCTGTTTTGTAAGCCACGTGGAGGTACCCATGATATATTAAATCTTCCTCTTGGGTCTGGAGTCCAAACAACCTCAGAGTCCTTCCTTCCATCTCTCCAACTAAAGAATCCTCTAGTTGTAAAGCTGCCAGCAATTAAGCTATCATTAAAATCAATCTGAGTGTAAATCTTGGTCAAGTTAAATATCGACTGCTTACTCTCGTCTCTGAACGCGTGAGACTCTGTACGTGGGTACTGACGATAGAACTCGTTTAAGGCATCAGGGTCACTCTTTAAGGACTTAACTTCATTCTCCCAATAGTCAACAGACCCTAAGTTTATCATCTCTCCATCGACCCCTAAAACAGGCTTATCTGGACTTCTAAATACTGGCATGCCAAACTTATCAATAAAGCCTTCCATGTTCCATTCCATCGGGACAAATAATGCATAGAGCCCTGATTTAGTCTGGTCGTTATCAGAACGCTTGCGAGGGTTAGAATCTTCGTATAATTTCTTGAAATTTTCCCCACCCTTGTCAAGGGCGTTCGAGGTAGATCCCATCATACACTTGCCAATAATCTTTCTACCCAATCGAAGACATGTTTTTGTAACACGCCAGTTGTTCAAAATATTATTTGGCTGACTCCACTTTCCACTTTCGTCATGGACAAGCAACTGTAGTTTCTCACCATCGTAACTGTTGTCTGCTGTGTTCTTCCAGTCAATAGTTGTGTTAAGCCCTTCCTCTGGCTCTTCATCATCGTGCATTGTTTTGAAGTTCTTTGCAGTAATCTTTGAAGATGGTATTCTAAACGCAAGCTCAGTCCTTGGATTATCCATACCGTCCTGGATAGGCTTGAAGAAGAAAGGGTAGTTTCTAAATGTTGGAACCACCTTGTCGGTAAACATTGTCTTAGCGTCAGGGCCAGTCTTAGAAAGAATGCCTATACGCCCATTGTGTATGTTTGTACCAATATTGACAATCTCTCCGTCAGCCATGTATGAAAAACCAGAACGACGGATCTTTAGGTAAACCATACCAAATGATCTTGAGTCAGCCTTACAAGCTTCCCAGTATATGTAAAGGATTCTGTTGGCCTCTCTAAAGTCAGGGAAGCCTACGTCAATGCTAGACCACTGAAGGTACATGTAGTGACCCCCTGTAATGTAGGTAGGCACACCATTGTTCTTAAACCAAAAACCATTGTCCCTTCTCTCAAACTCCTGGTCGATGTAGTCAACCCAAGAGTTTCTAAACTGAAGAGGCATCTTGTTCCACTGGAAGATAGACTTGATTTTAGAAAGTGCAGATGGGAAGTCTGCTCTCTCCCAGTACTGCTCATCTTTTTTGGTAGACCTAGTGTATACTTTTTTAGGCTCCTCTGGCAACGCTACTTTCAATCCATTGATTTCATAAATCTCACCAATGGTTCCGTCTTTAGATATAACCACAAGATCATACTCAGAATTATACCCGTACTGGTATATCTTTTTGGTGTTACCTTTAATTCTATCCTTTTCAGGTATAACTTCGATTACAGAAAAAAGCGGTTTACCCGTGTCTTTTTGCTCTTCGTTCAGCAAAGCCTCCTTTACCTGTTTCATCAGTATCTGTTTTATTAAGTAGTTCTTGCTCTGCTTCAATGCGCTCAAGTATCTCAAAGGCATCAAATATGGCAAGCTTTTTGGTAGCGGCTGCGTTCTTTAATTTATCTGCTGACAAATCAGTCTCATCACCAGTTAAAATCTTTTCTTCAGCAACCTCGATTAGATGTTCAACAGCTCTTCTTCCAGCCTTGATTATCCTTCTCTTTGCTTCATTTATCTCCATTTAATTCTAGGCAAATGTTTTTAGAATACATCCGATACATGGTTACCCCATCAATTTCAAACTCATACTCGCTCTCAGGAAGAAAACCAACCTTGTCACCCTTTTTCAATCCCTTCTCAACGAGATCCTTATTTGGATATGCTAATGTTCCGCGTAAGTACTCTTCAGTACCAAGCTTCTTTAAGATAAAGTTGTCTTGTTTTTTCTCTGGTACCACAAAGCAATACCTAGAGTGTGCCTGCCAATCTCCGTCTCTCTTGTACAAGTAAAACTGATCGTCGTCAATCAAGAAGATTCCTTCACCTAGAAAAGCACGACCACTTCTCTCGTTGCCCTTTATATCGTTGTAGTACTTAAACACATTGTGGTGTACAATAACGATGTCTCCAGGTATAACATCACCTTCATACCCAATTGGGGTAGCAAGTACCTTAGCGTGTCTGTTAGATGCCTTGTGATCCTCTTTAGAAGAGCTAGTGATAAAATCTATTCCACCGATGCTCTTCACGTTATCATACCTAGAACCACCAACTGGCTCTACAATAAAGTGAGATGGTGACCTCATTCAAAATCAAGATTAAATTCAAATGTTATAGCCATGTTCTCGTTAAAGGTTTTCCATAAATAAATCTCTCCAGAACCATCTTCACCGTGAATCACATAGATTGATACACGCCCATTCTTCTCTCTAATTTCATGTATTCGATACATTTCATTAAAAACAGGTTGACCCACAACGTAGTGCATTGCACTGCTCTTGTAGTCTGCTCCGATAGATACCTTACGAATTAACATTAGTAACCTCCCCAGTCTTAAGGTCGATAACCGCATCATCTCCGAACTGAGCCTTAATAGCATTCTCCTCTTCATTGATTTTGCCCACGATTGAAGAGAGATCAATAAAAATGCCCTGCTTTTCAATCTCGATTTCTGCGATTCTTAGTTTAGCTGTAGCGTATGCTCTGCGTAAATTTTGAATTTTGTCTAGTTGTTTTTTTTCTATCTGTGCCATTTGATTGTTATTAAAATATTCTTCTTCCTATTCGTATTGTGTTGGATTTGTCAAAACCCCTAGAGTATCCTAGCTCCCACTTCTTGTGTACAAAGGTAAGCCCTACTGATAATGTATTATTTACTGTGTACGTTGCGTTTGCGTACAGCGATGATTTCTCTATTCTTTTTTCTACTATTGTAGTTGTTACTGGAATGCTAAAATCTGGCTTAAACTCTAAATCAAGCAATTGCCCAGCGGTGGAGGCTTTATAATTTAGATTACCAAATTCAGTCTTTTGAACACCTTCAAAAACATTTACTGGATATCTAACCTCATTAATTACAGTGTCCCTAAGATAAATCGGCTTAGGTACATCAATAAATACAAACTCCTTAAATGGAACGTGCTTAGTCTCATACTTAACTGTAACCTTTTCTTCAGGTTCTTTTACAGATAATACCCCAGTTATGAAACCAACTATAAGAAGTACGAAGTAAGTGTAAACTTTATTCGTAGTAATACCTCTTAGTTTTCTTAATACGTTGTTCGATTCCATTTAATCCTCCATTTATCCGCTTGGTTACAGCGGCTATTGATTTGTCAGACAAATCTTTACATAATGCAAATATGCGGTTTTTTCTGAAATACCACAAGGCAATCTCAAAACCATAGTCAAGAGTTAGATCTGGACTCTCAACAAAGTCAACACCAAAGTGCTTTGAAGCCTCCTGGTAGTTAGCCTTACCAGTTAAGTGAATAGGTGTTCTTCCTCTGTATTTCCAACCATCACCACTCTCTGGGTCACCATTCCCCATTCGATTGGCATAAGCAATGTTAGCTATCTTCTCAGGCTTTCTAGCGCTTATTATCGCAGTCTTATCGTTAAAGTACTTTGGGAAAGTTCTCAGTAAACCTTCTGCTGAGTAGTTGAGGTTTTCAACAAACGCAGTGAATCCAGCAGTCTCGTGGTCACACTGTCCAAAAAAGTGAGCGCATTCTATTGGATTTAACTTATTCTTCTTGCCAAATTCTGTGGTAGTAATCCTTCCAATTAAACCATCATCCTTTAGCCCTAGTGATTTTTGTAGTTCCCTTACCATGAGTCCATCCAGTTAGAAAGCTTTGACAATATCTTCTCTAACGGAGTCTTAACGGATTTTGGAGGGTTTAGTTTGTACAAGTTCTTAATTGCTGAAACGGCTTCAAAAGCCATTAGAATAGATAGTGCTGCTGAGTCAATTATGTCGCTAAAGAAGCTTTCTTGGCCATCTATCTTTGCGTTATCAATAATTCCAATCAGCATTACTGACATTGCTATGTAAGCCAACTTCTTTGCAAAACCACTCATACCTTTAGTGGCGCTGAATCTATTTTCTTTGATTGCAAGCCATGCCCCGAAGATTGTGTCGAAGAATACTAGCAGACCAATGCTTACTAGAAAGTCCCAATCGTTAAAGACGTACCTCTCGAAAAGATAGAGTACTGGCGTTCCTATGAACATAGAGTGCATTCCGAATGTTAGGTTATCGCTGATTGTCCAGGGGGCTAGGGCTTTCACGTTCATAATCTATTGACAAAAAGAAATCCCACCACAGCGGCTGCTGAAATGGGAGTTCTTTACCATGTTTAATGTTGTATCCTTCATGGATACAAATATAGTTATTTCACAAATAAATCTGTGAAGACTGGGTATGACTCAGTTGACTTAAAGTCAAAATCTTCGATTGAAAATTCGTAATCTGAGAAGTTCACTTCTTCTTCTAAGAAATCTATAATTTCCTTTTCAAAGTTCTTAAACTCCTCACGTTGACGAAACTCTATGCTATCAACAGGCTGCTCATCACCAAAGTGCTTTTTAAAAAGCTCTTTTTGGGATTCCTTAAAAGATTCAAACTCAGATTCGATTTCTTTTGAGAGCTTTGTTAAATGATACTTTTGTTTGAAGTGAATATCCTGAAACAACAGTCCTTTGTAAAAGATTTTACCAGTGTTTTGGTCAGATAGGCCATTCAGCTCCTGACGTAGAAGCTCTAAGTATTTTAGTTTGATTTTCATAATGATTTGATTTTTTTACAAATATACTATTAATTTTTATTCTGCACCAGGAGTTGGAGTAGGTTCTGGGGTAGGAGGAGCCCAAGGCAGTACTTCATCTTTTACTTTCTTGTCATCAATTTGCTTTTGAATCTGAGAATTCACATGCTCCTCATAGCTACCTACAACAACAGACTGAATCCATCCAAGAACAATCTCTTCTGTCAGCTGATCGTAAGGAATAAAGTTTTCTGGATCAATGTCAGCAGGATTAAAAGGAGTTGCTCCTGAGAACACACCCTCGTTTCCTTGCTCATCTACCCCAGTCTTTGTCCAGTAGGTCTGGATGATTGTGTTTGGCTCGCTAGGCAAGTCTATGCCCTTCATGCCTGTTACTTTCCAAGTGTAAATCATAATTGTGTTTTTAAAGTTTCTAATTCTGTTTTAAGTTCTTTGATTGCTCCAAGAAGAACAGGGATTAATCCAGTGTAGTCAAGAGTTAACTTTTCAGTTCTCGGTTCTACTTCAACAAGCTCTGGAAAATGTTCTTGAACTTCTTGAGCTATCAAACCTATTCTATTCTTATCGTCTGCAAAGTTATTAAAAGAATAATAAATTGGAGTAATTGACTCAAGCTTTGACAGATTGTCTTCCATCGTAGAGTGAACGGTTTTGATTGTTGCATCTGAAAATGCAGACCAAGATTGTGAACCAGCATTTTTAACAACACCTACACTATTACCATCAAGTACATAAACATTGTAACCAGCATTAGATTGATCTATCACCAAGTGCCCACTAGTTCTTAAATAACCTCCAAATGAGCCAGTAGCAGCATTAATTTGAATTGATCCTCCTGCTCCGCTTGTTAAAAAATATCCATTAGCAACTTCTACAGAACTAGCAAGATATGATCCACCATTAGGATCTAGGTAATATCCAGTGTTACTAGCATCATAATATATTGTAGCATCAATTCTACTTGGAGCATATATACCCTTGTTTAAGTAAAGGCTATAGCCAGAGTTAGTAGATGATGTGCCAATACCCATGCAGTCATTACCTATGTGATAATAGAAATACCATCTACCAATACTTTCTTTGTATACACCACCATTACCAGCAGTGTCATACATCATTCCATTAACACCACTGTCTGCTAAATATACACCTGTGTATCCATTTCTTACACCATCAAATCTAAATTGAGTATAATTTGTAGCACTGTTAGGATAAATATGGCATCCATTATTATTAGGCCAATAGAGTCCGTATGAACCATTAAACTGCATCCATGTATTTGTCTGATAGTATGATGTACCAGATTTATTTGGAGCATCCAAATTATAGCTTGACCATAACTCATAAACAGTTCCATAAGATGTGGATGTAGATGCTTGAGCACTAATTGCTATTCTAGGTTCTCCATTCCTTAATGTATGTAATGCACACATTTGAAGAACATCCCCTCCTGCATACCCATTAATCCATAAAGTATCAGACCAAACGGACCAATGACCTGTCATTGCTACTCTTAAACCTATACTATTGTTGAAATAAGTTTGTGGATTTGATTGGACACCTCCTGCATAAAGTGTTGGAAGATATCCTGCATAAGAAGCACTAGATGCAGATCCTGCACTGTTTGCATAGTTTACAGATTGAGATCCAATATTACCAGAGTCAATAACATCATGCCATGTTCCAGATCCTCTATATTGCTTAAATCTACCTTCTGCCCAATAGTTACCACCTGCGTTAGCATAATAGTCACCACTTGTTATAATCCGATAACTAGTAT